GGAAATTAAGCAACAAAATGCTGAGCTGCAGCGGCGGTTGGCGAAGGAAGCACGGCGCGCGCTGGACCAGGCTGTGGAAATTGCGGTTCCGGATTATCGGGAAATCGATAGAGACCCCCGTTGGCACCGCTGGCTACTAGGGATTGACGTTTTATCAGGACGTGTTAGACAACAATTGTTGAATGAGGCTATCTCGTCGGCTTCGGCCCCCCGAGTAATCTCGTTCTTCAATAGCTTCAAAAATGAAGCGATAGCCACTGGTCACAGGGAACCAGCGCCGGATCCCCTTCAGGCAGCGCCTCCCAGGGAATCGGCAATTAGTCTGGCTTCACTTGCGACCCCCGGCAGGGCACGGCCCGCAACTGGCGGTGACGCTGGTTTGCCACCCGAAAAGCCCATTTACACGCGCGCTCAAGTCAAAGAGCTATACGCGCAGCATCACCGCGGCGCGTATGTCGGCCGTGAGGCCGAGTGGGCACGGCTGGAAGCCGATATGTTCCTGGCTCAGCGAGAAGGGCGCTACCGGTAAACCGGGGGCTGTCCTGATATATGCGCGGTAGCCCCCATGCATAGGGGTTACGTTGATGCCTGTTCCGACGCTAGGTTATCCCGTTGCGGGGGTAGCACCTCCTGCTACGCCTCCGACTCCACTTACCCCTGTTGGTTCGAATCCTAATGCTCTCCAGGCAACAGGATTCATCCCTAGCCGTTACTGATTTTGGGGATGTAAAACCCTCTCTGATCCCAGGAACACGTCAAGTGAATTGACGCAACCCGAGGGAACCATCTAATCTAGTGGGATGAACCCGGAATATCTCGCTGGATTGTTCGACGGTGAAGGATGCATTGACGTGCAGCGGATGTATCCAAAGACAGGTAGAAACAGACTGTATGTGCGGCCAAGAGTTCGCATGTGCATGGCTGATAATGCTCGATCTTTGGCGCAAATGCTTCACGCTACATTCGGTGGCCATCTTGCCAGTCGAAAGGCTGGGAAGCGGAATCAGCAAAATAGCTGGTCACTCGAATGGCTGAGCAATGACGAAATTCGTCGTATTCTCGGTTTGATTCTTCCCCACCTGATCCTGAAAGCGGAGCAGGCCAGATTGGTATTTTGGTGGCTGGACAATGCGTCTGGTCGCCAAGTGAAAAATACCAGGTTTGGTCAGAATGCTTACTTCGCGGGGATGGAGCAGGCGCGCGCGGCTTTTGCTGAAGAGTTGCGCGCTATGAAGATGGACCCGCAGAGACTGAGCGAGAGGGCGGTGCAGAGAATTTCTGTATTGATGCGACAGTCCGACCACCATGGTGACATGGTGAAGGTGGGGGAAACCGCCACCTCGCTTGCTTAGGCAAGTTTAACGCGACTGACCATCGCGTAGTAACAAAACGGAAATCTGGTCGGCTAAGCTGGTGGAAAAGTTCTATGCTTCCACAGTCTTATCGGCAATATCCAACACGGACTATGAGGGAGAAATTCAGAACCAAGGCGACAGAGTTAAAATCCGCACCAAGCCTACCATCACCATCAAGGATTATCAGGCCGACGGTCTGCTTGGCCTGGATCGTCCCTCTGGTGGCTCCATCGAGCTATATATCGGGATCGGCAAATATTTCTCGCTGATTCTCGACGATGTGATGGAGGTTCAGAGCGACCTCAATGTTTTGAGTATGTGGTCGGATGACGCCGCCCAGCAGCTCAAGATCGTGGTCGACCGGGATGTTCTCGGCGGCATTGTTGCGGGTTGTTCTGCCAAAAATAGGGGTGCCGCGGCTGGATCAATTTCCGGCAACCTGAATCTTGGTATTAAGGGCACACCGGTAGCGGTGGTCCTTGCCCCGACAGCCGGTCAGATTGGCATTCTCGACGTGATTCTGCGTCTCGGTCAGGCACTAGACGAGCAGAATATTCCGGAGCAAGGACGCTGGATTGTAATGTCGGCAGCTGCTGGTCGCTACATCAAGCAGTCTGAGCTGCGGCAGGCCTACTTGTCCGGAGATCCGGTCTCGATGTTGCGCAACGGGAGGCTGGGGATGGTGGATCGGTTCACCATCTACATCAGCAATCTGCTGCCCAGTATTGCGACTGATGCCAACAACTTTGCTGCAGGTGAACAGCCGATCTTCGCTGGACATGCTCATGGGCTCACGTTCGCCAGCCAGATCAGCAAAGTGGAAACGCTGCGCAGCGAACTGACCTTTGGTCAGATTCTGCGTGGATTGCAGGTCTACGGCTATCAGATCGTGGACGGTACTGCCCTGGCTGAGGCCAAGGTCGCCCTGACTTAACTGTTTCTTAAGGATTCGGATTTAGGCTCGCTCCAAACGGAGCGAGCCTAAATGGCTACCAGTCCATCATATTTCGGCAACTACACCGACAAGGATCAGCCCACCCTCAACACGGTCGCTGATTACATGACTGATGCCCGCAACCTGCTGCAGGATAAGGTTCCGGGCTACCGCTACGACGAACCGTCGATGCTGACGGCGCTCAACGTGACCATGTTGGACACTCGTCGGCTGCGGCCGGATCTGTTCGTGTTCAAGTTGCCGACCAACGGCCAGGTGCAGGCATTCGAGGTGGTCGACGACACCTACGTTGATATCGAGCCGCAATTTCGTTTGGGGGTTCTGTACTGGCTTTGCGGGCATGCGCTCGCACGCGATCAGGAGGATGTGCAGGACATCAGGGCTACCACGTTTTTTGGCCTGGGCAACGCCATCATGGTTGGTCGCGGCCGCGGTGGCATCGGTGGTGGGTCTGGACCCGATCGCGGGCCGCAGCAACAAGGAGGGCCAGGCGGATGAATGTCACTGAAACCGATCGATATTGGGCCAAGATCTTGGGTCAGGCGGCTGTGGCTTTGACCGGCGCATCTGATGAGCTGTTGAAGGTGCAGTTGTACGACACTCTCGAGGAATTCTTCGACGGTTCGAATTGCTGGGTGGAGATGATCAAGCTCGTCGTTGTTCCCGATGCACTTGATTACAAGCTCTATCCCGTAGAGGGCGGTCGTATTTTACGGTTGGATAGCGTAGTTGATCAAAACAATTCGCCGCAACAGGCGATTATGCCGGATATTGGGACGGTACGATTTCTTTATCCTGTTTCGAATTCTCAGCCTATGACGGTGATTGTGGTCAAAACGGTCACGGATCCGTTGTTGTGCTTCCCACCAAATATCCCGGAATGGCTGCTACCAGCGCATGGACTGGGTATTTTACATGGAGTTATCGGTGGCATGATGCTGCAGCAGGGTCAGGCGTATTTTAATCCGACGTTGGCGAATTTCCATTTGCGTAAATTCAATGACACCATTTCCAAAGCCTACGTGGCGTTTTCCAAGATGAATACTGTTGGCCTGCAGCCGTGGGTGTTTCCACAGCAATTTCGAGTGACCGGTCAGAGGGGCGGTGTGAGTACGTTCAATGTTCATCCAACGCCGAGGTGAACATGGACACCAACGCCAACTGCGATGATTGGACGGCTCACAGTGCAACGTCGGCGCGGGTTGATTTGCGTATCGACAATAACGGCACCTGGATGGATGCGTTCCAGTTCGGTGAGCCGGACGATACGACTTGGACGTTGGATGGTCAGACGTTCGAGCTCGATGTTCAGCGTGACCCCTACGATAAGGTGCCGTTGTTGCATATGTCGACTGCGGATGGGACGATCGTCATTGATGATACCGTTCAACGAGTCATTCATTTCAAGGTCGATGCGACAAATATTCAGTCTGTGTTGTATCCTGGGGTCTACGTTTACGATCTCGTAATGGTCGATGTGACAGGCACGCGCGTGCCGTTGATGCATGGTTCACTTACTGTCACGCAAGGGGTCACGTATCCATAGGGTGACCCGTGCCAATTACCGACAGCGATCCGCCTCGAATTGCATCTCAGCCGGTTGTGGTCGTGCACGGTCCGACTGGGCCGCAAGGCCCCGCGGGTGGGCCGACTGGGCCTACGGGATCGACAGGAATAGCGCCAACTGGCGCAACCGGCCCAACCGGTGTGCGGGGAATCGGGCCGACGGGGTCTACCGGTGCGATAGGAGCTACCGGTCGAACTGGACCAACAGGGATTACTGGTCCGCCGGGATCGGCAGGGCCGACGGGGCTGCAGGGGGAAGCTACCAATACCGGTGCAACCGGGCCGACTGGGCCGTTGGGTCCGGTTGGTCCATCAGGTCGTGACGGTTTTATTGGTGGTACGGGGCCAACTGGGAATCCAGGAGGCCCTACCGGTCCAACTGGTACGACTGGACCAACCGGAATTTTTGGGCCGACTGGGGCGCAAGGGTTTGCCTCCAATACAGGTGCGACTGGACCAACAGGTGCAACTGGACCGCTTACAGGTCCAACTGGCCCTAATTCGTCCGCCATGATTGCGGTGATCGATGGTGCTGGGTCGGTGCTTACGACTGGCTTGAAGGGCTATGTCGAGGTGCCGTTCAACGGCGTGCTGTCACAGGTCGACATGGTCGCCGATCGTTCTGGCAGTGTTGTGGTTGATCTCTGGAAATGTAGCTACGCGCAGTTTGATGCTGGGACGACGCATCCGGTTGGCACGGACAAGATCACGGCGTCGACGCCACCGACGATCAATTCGAATGTGAAATCCACCGACAGTACGCTGGCATCGTGGATCACGGCTCTGACAGCGGGAGATGTCATTGGATTTTATGTGACCAGCGTTACGAATATTCAACGTGTCACTGTCACGTTGAAATACAACAGGTAGGTCATGTCGTTCTTTTTTGGAGATGGTTTTGATCTGTATGCGCAGCCCACGGATGCGGCTGCGGGGTATTGGGATTCCAATTCAAATTTCAACAACTGTAATTTACAGCCGGGGCGGTTTAGTGGCTCGCGAGCATTGAACACAAGTGGCGCACCTTTCGGCATTAAGACCAGCAGTGTGCTGACTGATGCCATACATCATTTCAATGTTGCATACTGGCAAGCCGGTAATACGACAAGTGCGAACATCGGGTTTTATGTCACATTGTTGGATGGTACGACATCGCAGTGTTCGATAGCAATTCGTGGTGATGGTGGAATCATATTAACGTCTGGTGCTTGGAACAGCGGCAACACTTTGGCAAGTTGGTTCGGTCCGGCTTTGGTTGGAGGTGTTTGGTATTCATTTGAATTTGAGGTGCAGGTTAGCAGTACCAACGGTTATATGGCTGTGCGTAAGAACGGCAATCCAAATGATGATTTCCGTTCTGCCACCAATCTAAATACACGTCAGAGCGGCAACAACTATGCTAACAAAATTAATGTTGGTTACGCGCAGAGCATCGGTGTTGGAATTTACATCGATGATTTTCTCTGGCGCTCAGAAGCGTCCTCCGTGCCGTGGATCGGCGATATCAGGTGCTACACCCGGCACCCCGTGTCACCGGATGTGGTGGCACAATTCTCCCGCACGTCGGCAGCAATCAATGCGGTTATGTGGACAGGGGTTAACGTTCAACAGAGCTATTCGGCAAACAACGCAGCTTACATGCAATTCACGGCTACTTATAGCGGTTTGCTGACTGGATTGATAGTTGGTCCCAACAGCAATGGTAGTACTGGGCATTTCAAGGCGGCAGTCTTTTCTTCCGTCAACGACACCGTTGGTTCGGTGCTGGCGGTGACATCTGAATTGACCAATCCAACATCACTGGTACTGACATTTCCATCTCCAGCATATTTGACGGCAGGCCAATCATATTGGATTGGTCAGATAAATGATAGCGGTACCATCAATATGAATGTTGTTAACAGTCCTGCTGGTATAACTGGTCTCCGGGCTTTAGCTGCTTCATACGCGTCTTGGCCGGTGTCCAGTCCTAATGCTCCGGTTGTCAGCGGCAACGTTTCAGGGTTGACGTTGGTTTTTACTCCACAATCCAATGCAGATTCTGTCAGTGAACTCTATCAAGACGGCACTACCAATTACGTCTACTCCTCCACCAACGGAGCCAACGATCTCTACAACATCGGTCCCATTGGTGCATTGCCGCTGCAGATTTTTGGTGTGGTCACGCGCGGGTATTTCGAGAAGTCGGATTCTGGAACGCGCAACGCAACGGTGCAACTCAAGTCGGGTGGAACGACAGTACAGGGACCGGACACGGCGCTGACGACAGCGACATGGGGTTGGATTGCGCGCACTGATTTGACCGATCCCGCGTCCGGGGCAGCGTGGACGGTTGGTGCAGTCAATGGCGTGCTTATAGGGCCGCGTGTGACACAATGACCGCACATCGATATTGGCGAATCTATATGACGGCGGTGGGAGGAGGTAACGCTTATGCGTTTTCTGAGGTGCAATTCCGCACTAC